CGAACGCTCGGAAGTTTCCGTTTCGTAAATTTCCTTATGCTCTTCGCCGTAGCGAGCATATTCCAAACCAAACAGAGCGTTAAGCCCCGGAAGGAGTTCTTTAAGTAGTTGGGCGCGTGAGATAGCCATTTAAATGACTCCTTAGAACGGGGTAGCGTAGTAATACTCGTGGTTGCTGAAGTTCAGCTTCACGAGGATTTCTGGGTACTGAGTAAAGACCATCACCGACGAAGCGGGGATTGCCGTACCGGTTGCAGACGTACCACCGGCACCAACAACACCGTACTGGGCGTTGACGACAACCGAGGTAGCACCTGCGCTGGCGGCGGTCGAAACAAAAGAACCCGTCTGGACGGTCTGGCCGTTAGCTGCAATGAATGCAACGTCTGTACCGATTGGCAGGGCGCTTGGCAGTGCGCTGACCGTGAGGGTCGTCGTACCGGTAGACCAAGTAGCCTGACCAAGAGCAACTGCCGTGTCTTTTACAACACCAACGCAACGGAACGGGAATGCCGCCGTATTGAGGGTAGATTGAGCCAACAAAGCATTTGCTGAGTTGCCGGTGGTAACGCTACCGGTGTTATCAACACCTTGCAGGTTCTGACCAACCAGAGCCAAGTTACCAGAAGCAACCACGGTTGTGCCTGAAACCATAACCGCTTTAAACACGGTGTCAGGGTCGTCACAAACGATTGCAACTGCATCGCCAGCCAACGTCGAAGCGGGCCAGTATTGCGAGAAGGTTTTCTGCTTCGTGACTGGGTTGGTAAAGGAACAGCCGAGGAAAACCCCAACCATGCCCGAACCGGGACCGCCAGTGGTGTTACCTGCGCCAGTCGTGGTGACCAAGCGAGTTGCAAAACCACGAACCATACCAACTACGTCGCCGTAGTAGATACCGGTAGCGTAGCCATATTGAATAGGGAGTTCACGGGTGGAACCCGCAAACACCTGCCCACCAATCAAATTGATTGGCTTTAGCCCGTATGGGGCTGAAACAACAGGATAAGCCATTTATAGCTCCAAAAAAATTAAGTACCTTTGCCAAAACTAACCGAACTGCGCCGTTCTTGAAACAGAGGCATGCGCGGGTCGCTTTGACGCATAAGCGTATTGTCTACAGACTCAACTTGTTTACGGGAAACTTCGTCGTGATAAGCGGCGCGTTGTTCCATAAACTCTGTTGGAATCTTACAAAGCAGTAGACCACCAATTTCGATATTGTCTTTGAATCGACTATCTGGGTCTACAAACAATCGAAACCTTGGTTGCTCTTCAGTCTTAACCGGCTCCCAACCTTCCCTCAACTTGGAAGAAACGTTGCGAGGGTCTGAGCTGTTAAGCATTGAAACCCGAATCCAACGGTATGTGTACCCTGCCTCTTTATCCGGTTCCGGCAACAACTCTGGCTGACGCCACGTTGTGGGACGGATTTCAAGGTCGCGGGTTTCGAGATTACGAGGTGTACGGTCAGCCATTTTATGACTCCAGTTTTAGAACTTCGCGAGCGTATTGCTCGTTTTTTAAACCAAGCTTTTTAGCAATGTTTTGTTGAGATGTCGTCAAAACAACGCGCTTGGATGATGTGCTACGAGTTGCGGGAGCAACAATCGAGCTTTTTGGAGGTGCCTTTGAAAACTTCTCAGGAAACCTCTGTCGCATTGTTTGGTCAATGCGTTTGTAGTATTCGTCAGAAGCCACGACAACGCCTTCGTCTTTCAGTGCTTCGTGCAAGGCCAGAGCCATGCCCGTCATCACCTTATCTTGACCAAACCATGCATTTTGCTTTTGCCAGCGAACTGCGGTTGGGTCAACCTTTGGCCTCTGTTCTTCTATTGGAACATGAAACTCTTCTTCTTGTAAAGGGGCAGGACGATAGTTTTTAACTCGCTCATTGTCATTAGAAATTCTATTCAATTCCAATTGAGCATCAAGGATTTTGTCTGTATCACCAGACTCGTATGCCTCTTTGTAAGCCCGCTTTGCACTGTCTAATTCAAGTTCAATTGCTCTTGAAACAGTGGAATGAGTGACCTTTTCAGTGTCATTTAGGGACGTTTTTAAGCGTTTATTCTCTTCAAATAGGCGCTTTGCAAGGGCTGTAGCCTCTTGGTTTTCACGCAAAACACGCTCTTTTTCGCGTCTTTCGTCGTGTGCAAGCCTCTTTAAAGCTACAAGTTTGCCCTTTACCTTAGCTGAATAGTCCTCTAACTCGTCGTTATAGAGGTCTTCTGCCACTTTTTTAGGCAAAGGCTCCCGGTTTTTGTCTGCTTCCGGGGTGTCATCTTCAATATCTACCTCGATATTGTCGTCTTCGGCCTCGTTCTTGGCCTCAGATTCAATTTCATCGGGGAATTTAAACTCTTCTTTCTCAAATTCAGCCATTTTTAGCTCCTTATTTACGTTTGATGCCGCGTGGGTCATCCACAACAGCTTCAATGGTGTCGTCATTAATCAAACGGAAGTCTTTGCCGTGGATTACCAGCCTAGAACCTGCGTTTGGACGTACTAGAACAAAGTCTCCTTGCTTGCACCAAGGGCCAGAAGGGAACTTCTTGGGGTCTTTGTATGCGTCTGGACCCAATGCAACCACAAAAAGCACCGTGGTTAGCATCTCTTCGGTGTAAACAGTCTGCGAAGACTTGATTAAACCGTTTTCAAACTCCTCTTCAACTTCTGGTACAGCACAAAGAACGTGGTACCCGGCTGGGCGGGGCAATTGTTTGGCTTTATCTTCGGCGTTTTCAGGTACTTCGCCGTTTTCAGTTGCCAATACGAGTTTAGTCATCAGATTCCTCAACTTTTGAACGTAGGTCTGTTAGGTTTAAACGGGAGATGTGTAGACCTTTAACCACACCAACCAGCTCTTTGTACTCTGTAAAATCGCGCGGCGAACCATTTGCCAGCGCATCTCTCAGATGTTCAATTTTGTCGTCTATCTGTTCAATAAGAAGACGTAGGTATTTATCAATCATTGTTGACCTTTTCGTAATCTAGCTTGTTCGATTGCGGTTTGAACCCCTAAACGAGTTCGTTCTAGGTCGTGGTCATGCTCATTTCTGAGTCTGGCCTGTTCTGATTGCGCTTGGATACGCATAGCGTCTGTTTGCGCTTGTTGTTGGATTCTCTGTTGTTCAATCTGTAGTTGTTGCCCTTTCATCTGGGCGTCAACTTGGTCTTTTGCTGCTTTGCGTTGAATTTCTTGCCCTTTAATCTGAAGTTCAGCTTGTTGCATCTGAATCAACGGGTCTTGAGCTTGTTGCTGAGCCTGTTGTTGCGCGGCTTGGGCTTTGTCAGCTTGCAACAATTGTTGCGATGCAACAGCAATAAGCTTAGACAGTTCAACTTCCAACTCTTTGGGCATCTCTTTCTCTGGCGGTGGCATCGTTACCCCCATCTGTTTCTCTAACTTAGCTCTGTAAGAGAATCCAAGGTGGTCTGCAATGTGTGCCTGTAGAGAAGCCATAATCAAGTTGGCTTGCGGGTTTTGACCAATGGTTTGAGCAACCACCGGGTTTTGCATAAACGCTTGGTGCGCTGCAATATGGGCGTCTTGGTCCTGATAGATAAACGCCTTTAAGGGTTTGCCCTTCATTGCGTTGATGTTTTCAGACATTGGGTCCATTGGTTTCTGGTCGTCTTCCAACGCAACCAGTTTGCTTGCATTTGGAATACTTAGAACCTCAAGCATTTGCCTGTGAAGATAGGCAAGGTCATACAACTGTGGTGCTTGCCCAGCAAGCTGCATAACCGCTTGATATTGAACAACTTTTTGAGAAAGCGTTGCGGCATTTGGGTCTGACACGGGGATAACATCCACCATTGCATAGTCAGACTTTTTGGCTTTCTTGTTGCCTTCTTCTGGCTGGTACTCATACTCCTCGGGCGTATAGTCTGCAATGATGGTTTTTAGCAGACGAAGCTCTTGCTTCATGGAGTAATGTATGCGGGCTTGCACCGCGCTCATTACTTTTAGGGTACGCTCAAGGATGGCTAACGTTGTACCAACAGGGGCGTTGGCAGACATGTCAGAAGCCTGAAGGTCTGCGGTGTTGGCAAACCGGCGTCCGTCCTCAACAATCTGATTAAGAAGCGTTAGAAGAACTTGACTTGGCTCCTTGTAAGGAAGCAGCATCAAGTTATCTTTGATAGCTCCTGAAGGAACATCTACATCCCTGAACTCTGCTGGGGCGATTGGGGTGTCGTCACCTTTGACCCGCATTCCTCTTGTTTTAAAGCCTCCGGGCAGATTAGCAAGAGTTCCGGCGTCAACCAACTGTCTAATGATAGAAGTACCAGAC